GCTGCCGCGGTGCCGGCGCCGACGCTGTGCGCTGCGCACCAGGCGGTGCCTGCTGCACCCCACCCTTGGCGGCGGTCGCGCTGGCCTGCCCCTTGGCCAGCTTCTGCAACGCCTGGGACATGGCGTCCACCTGGTCGTCGTGCATGCCATCGGGGAAGCTGGTCAGCTCGTCCAGCAGCGCCGGCACCCACGGGGCGTCGGCCGGCAGGCGCACGTGCCCCGGCTCGGCGTTCGGCGCGATGTACGCCCGCGCCCGCACCGCCTTGTCACCCTTCGCCGGGTTCGTCTGCAGCCCCGGCATACCCCGGCGGCGCAGGTCCTGCACGGCCTGCCGCTCGCTCGGCGTCATCGCCAGCCGCTCGGCCATGTCGTCGGACACCACGTAGCCGGGGTGCGCCTTGCGCAGCTCGGCCAGCACCTCCGGGGCCGAGCCGGCCGCCTCCACGTAGTGGGTGCGCACCTCCGGGTGCCGCACCTGCAGCAGCGCCATCGCGTTGGCCGTGGTGGCGTGGTCGTACTGGCCGCGCAGCTGGTCCACCAGGAAGTACCCGCCAGCCACCCGCCACCAGCACTGCCCCACCACGTAGTCGCCGGCCTCCCGGTCCTTCAGCTTCGTGTCCCAGCTGGTGATGGCCAGGTCCGGCTGGCGTGGCGCCTCGCCGGCCTCGTACAGCACGAACCACTCGCGCAGCAGCTCGGTGCCCTCGGCCGGCTGCGGGTCCTGCTGCTCCAGCGCCGCCACCAGGTAGCTGCTGCCCAGGCCACGGTGCCGGGACAGCACCGCCTCCTTGGGGAACCGGCGGGGTTCGATCACCTCGCCGGGTGCACGGCCGAGCGGGTCCGGCCGTGGGGTGCGGCCAGCAGCCCGTGCCACCTCCGGGTCCGGTGCGATGGCCGGCAGTGCCAGCATCTCCCACGCCTCGCCGGTGCCGTCCTCGGCCTCGGTCTGCAGCTGGCCGATCAGGTCCTCCTGGTGCATGCGGTGGTGCACCACGATGATCGGCACCGACTCGTCGTCCAGGCGGTTACGCAGCGTGCCCTTGAACCGGTCGGCCACGTCCCGGCGCTCGGACTCGCGGTGCGCCTCCTGCCAGCCCTTGAACGGGTCGTCCACCACCAGCACCCCGCCGGGGCTGGCGCCGTAGCCGGTGATGCCGGTTCGGATGCCGGCGGCGAGCAGCCCGCCACCCTGCGGGGTGAGCCACCGGTCCTTGGCCCGCCGGTCGCGGCGCAGCTGCGCCTGCAGCACGTCGGAGTGCCGTGCCAGCAGGTCGCGCACCTCGGCGCCTGTCTCCAGCGCCAGGTCGTCGCCGTAGGACACGAAGATGCTGCGGCCGTCCATGCGCCGGTCCAACGCCCAGGCCAGCCCCCAGCGCAGCAGGGTGGTCTTGCCGTAGCGGCCTGGCAGCGACCACAGCTGCCGTGGCCGGCGGCCTTCGATGGCGTCCACGAACCGGTCGGCCAGCAGCTGCACGTACCGGTACACCACGAACGTGGGGTCCAGGTGGTTGGCCATGGACGCCGGGTCGCGCCGCCAGCCCAGCGCGTGCCGTTCCGCGACCACGTGCTCCAGCAGCTGCAGGTCCTCCGGGGGCAGCTGCAGGCTGAACGCCTCCAGCTCGGCCGGGGTCATCGCGAGCACCAGCGCGGCCAGCTCGGCCATGGCGTCGGCCTGCCGGCCAGGCAGGGTCCGGCGGCTACGAGCTGGCATGGACCCAGGATGCCGGACGCCAGGTGATGACCCGTGGCCGGGTGCAGTGCAGCGTCCAGTGCCCCACACCCGCACCAGCAGCGACCAGCTGCACCAGCAGGGTGCCGTGGTCGGGGTGCGCTACCAGGTCGCCAGGTGCTGGCGGCAGGCCGTCCCACGCGACGCTGCGCAGCACCAGCTGGTCATCGGCTTCGTGCACGCCGGTGGTCGCCGGCCATGGCGGCCGGACCCTTGCCGGCGCCGATCACGCCGCGTGGGGCACGGATGCGTGCCGGCTGCGCCACCGTGGACGCGCTGGTGGGCTGCATGCCCAGGGCGCGGCGCAGGCGCACGTTGGCCTCGGCGGCCACGCTGCGGCCGGCACGGTCGGCGGCACGCGCGAGCGCGTCGGCCACGTCGTCGTCCAGGCGCACCTGCTTGGCCATCAGCGCGACACCCGCCACGCAGCCCGCCGCTGCCACCCGCAGCTGCGCAGGTACCGGTACCGGCGCAGCCGTGCCCGCCTCACACCAGCCACCGGTCGGCCACCCACGCACCCACCGCGATCCACGCCAGCTGCCACAGGCTGTACCTCGGGGCGGTCACCCACAGCCACAGCCGGCGGCGGGACCAGCTGGTCACGGCTCCGCATCCTGCAGCTCCTGCGCAGCGGCGGCGCCGGCCAGGAAGTCCCGCAGGCTGTCGGCCAGGTGCCGTGCCTGCTCGTCCTGGGGGACCAGCGGCTGCCCCTCGGCGCCGGTCACCTCCACCCGGCGGGCGTACTTGTGCGGCTTGCGGCGCTCCAGCCACCACGCAGCGGCCGTCCACTCGGGGCGCAGCGTCTCGGTGACCACGGTCTGCTCCACCAGGGTGCCGTCGCCGGCCCGCTTCTCGGTGCGCTTCGTCACGGTGGCGCCGCCGGTCGCCGCCCGGTGGATGATCGCCAGCCGGTTCGCTTCGGCCTCGGCCTCGGCCCGCTCCAGACGGTCCAGGAAGTCGGCGAACTTCCGCTGCGCTGGGGTCAGCCGCTTGCCGTTGGCCTCGGACGCCCGATGGCGTGCGCCCGTGAGCCGCCAGTTGTGCAGGGTCACCCGGCTGATGCCGGCCGAGTCGGCTGCGGACTGAAGGTCGAGCCCCAGCTGGATGCGTTCGATGACCTGCTCGCCCGCCGTGATCGGTGAACCGTTCTCGCGGTGCCGGACCACCTGGTCGAGCTTCGTGGGGCGTCCCATCAGCCCAGCAACCTGAGCTGCTCGTTGCCGCCCCGGTTCCCCCGGTTGCGGTTGCACAGCCAGTGGGTCAACCGGAGGTTTGCCAGGGTGTCCTCGCCGCCCTGGCTGCGGGGCACCACGTGGTCCAGGCTGGGGCCGTCGCCGTCGCCCCGTGGCCCTGAGCGCAGTGTGATGTCAACCGTCTCGCCACAGATGCCGCAGTCGGTGCCGTCCCGGTCGGTGAGGTACAGGACCAGCGCCCGGAAGTGGGCCATGCCCTCGCGGACCAGTCCGGCCCCGACGGCGAGCCGGTACATGGCCAGCTGGGCCTCGGACTGGACGGCTCGTCGGCACGTGGGCGAGCAGAACCGCCGCCCTTTCTCGCGTTCAAAAACGACGCCACAGCCCCGGCACTCGGCGGGGCCATCGGCGGGCTGTGGCACCCCCAGGGCGTCCGCCAAGATGGGGTCCTGGGTTCGCCACGTGTGCAGCGTCTGGCGGCTGATGCGGACGGCTCGGGCCGTGTCGGCGAGGGTGAGGCCGGCGCGGTGGCATGCGATGATCCGACGACGGTGGTCGCTGTCGAGCTTGGTGGGGCGTCCCGGTTGCCGAGCCATGCGCCGCACGGTAGCGCGGTTAGGTCTGGTGTCTGGGTGTGGGCGCGACACCGCCCCCGGTCCCGCTGGGGTGGGGACTCGGGGGCGGTGGGTGCCGCATGCCCTCGACGGGCTCGGACGCTAGCTCACCGGTGCAGGGTCCACAGGACGAAGTCCCAGACCGACGGGGGCCCGTCGCCGTCGTCGGCGTTGGCCTCCAGGTAGTCGGCGACCAGCTGGGTCAGGTTGGCGGGGGCGAGCGGCGCGTCCAGCGTCTCCAGGTCGGCGGCGGTCAGCTCGGGGTACCGGTCGCAGGTGTGGCGCTGCTCGTCGGTGGCGCCGTCGCACGCCCAGCAGGTGTCCTCGTCCACCACCTCGGCTTCCACCACCTCGCCGCCACGGGCACGGGACTGGGCCTGGGCTCGGGCGTCGGACAGGGTGAACCCGTGGCCGATGCCGAGGACCCGGCCATGCTGGTGGATCGTGACGGTGGCCAGGCCCTCGCTGGTCACGTGGACTTCCTCGCTGGGGAGGTCGGGGCACACGTGGTGGCCGTTGGCGTCGTCGGGGGTGCCGCAGGGGCAGGTCATGGTCAGCTCCTTGGGGTCGCTGTTGGTGGTTGGGTAGGTCATCGTCCGCTCGGGGTGCTGGTGAGCCCGTCGGCAGCTCGGCGCAGGCGCTGGGCGGTGGCGGTCCAGCTCCAGGCCACCATGCCCTTCTGGGGGTGCTCGGCCAGGTAGTCGTCCACGTTGTCGGCCATGAACCGCAGGGCCTCGGCCGGGGCGGTCACCGATGTGGTGGTGACCACCAGCTCGCCACCGAACTCCTGGGCGCACCCGGCGGGGTCGATCCACACGTGCGGGCCCAGGACCTTGGCGAGCTGGGGCGGGGACAGGCGGCAGCTGCGGAGGTCGGTGGGGAGGGTCGTTGCGGGCATGGACACAGTGTCACCTAATGCCGCTCAGGTTGTCTCATCGGATGCGCGCCACCGCCCCCGGCGGCGGACCGGGGGCGGTGACTAGCTCGGGGGTCGGCGGCGGGTCCGACCACCCGGCGTTCAGCTGGCCAGCTGGCGGGCCACGTCCCAGGACACGTGGAGCTTGCGGGCGAGGTGGTCGCCAGGGTCCCACAGCCCCTGCCGTCCCGTCGCCGGGATCGGGTGGGCGAGCGGGTACACCTCGGCCAGCTCCCAGTGACGCACGCTGCGAGCGGTGTCGTGGGCCCACCGTTGCCCCCAGGGCGAGTCACAGCACCCTCCGTAGGCCAGGTGGCACC